ATATTAATCTATTTGCAAAATCAACACCTTTAAGTTTTTCCTCTCGTTGAATACCTCTTTGTTTATCAATAGTATCAGGTCTAAATGGTGGCGTCTGTTTAACTATACTGTCAATTTGACTTTCAATGGCCATCTCAGCTAATTTTCTTGCTTGAAGTTTTTGGCCGTCATTTAAAGTTATGTCTGGTGTGCCGCTACTGTAATCAACTTTTATAAATTTATCAATACCTAGATTAGGATACTTTTCTTTAAACTCAGCAACGCTAGCCGCAATACCGTATCCTTGGTTAGATAAAATTTGAACTATGTCTGAATCAGTCGCTGTTAGATTATCTACTTGACTATCCATCCATTCTTTGTAGGTAAACCCGCTAATATTATTTATTTGCCTAAAATCTTCTAAAGACTTGACGCTACCGTTTCTTACTTCAGTTGAAATTATAGTAGCAAGAGGGTCTGTAATTTTTTTAGCCTCCTCATTTAATATCTTTTTCTTTTCCTCAAAACGCATTAAAGCATTTATACTCATTGGATTCTTAAACGCTTCAGGATTTTTTTTCGGATCAGGCATTATAGTGTAGTTGCCGTCTTTATCGGGCAGCATGTTTACGTACTGCACTTGACCTGTAACTGGATTTGTGTATATCGTTTTACCTTTTAGCTTTCCAAAAGAATAAATAGAATCAGCAGCATTTTCAGTCATATTTGATACCTCACCGTTTTTTATTTTTTCCATCATAGTGTTGTAGTAACTGTCAAAATTTTTAACACTTTCAGACAAACCTTTGAATCCTGTTAAAACATTACCTTGAAATATTTTATAGTCATTTATCCTAGCATTACCTCGTTTTACTTGATTGTAAAAAGTTTGTAAAGCGCTAGCTGCATTGTCACTGCCATTATAGTATTGTGTTAATAAAGTTTGGTTTTTTAAATCAGGAACTTCACTCAACTTCTCCATGACTTTCATTGTATCATCTTGAAGTTTTTGTTTTCTTGCTTTTCTATCTTCTGCTATACCTGTTAAACTATCAGTTAGTGTACCAGCTACTGTAGCCCAGTCTACCTGGGACTTAGTAATATCATCTACCTCTTTACGTATTTGGTATTTAGAGGGATTTATATTTTTTTGTATAGCCATTATTTATTTCTTGGTACTACAGTTAAAGGGGTGTATGGAACAAAAGGAGGTGTATCTAAAGGTTGTGTTAAAAAATCGACTGCTTCAGATTGTCTTTCGTAAGGATTAACAATATCTTCCATTCCTTTTAAGTTCTCAAAACTATCTCTCAAATTCATATCGGTTTGTTCTCTTCTATATTTTTGTTGAGCGTCATAAAATCTATTACCAGGTTTTAAGTCTTTACCTGTAATTTTACCAAGCTTTCTATCTATTGCATTTTTAAAAAATAAAGGCACAACTTCGGCTCCTGTCGTGAGTCCTTTCGATACACCACTAACCCCCTGTCCTATTGCTGCTGCACTCATCATGTTAGCTTCTCTTGATCTTATATCTTGACTTGCTGCTTCACCTGCATCTAATGAAACAAGTTCATCATTTATTGCCGACATTTCTTGAGCTTTTATCTCTTGTAGCCTCATTAAATCATTAGCCATCTGCTCTCTTACTTTTTCATTTTGTGCTACACCAACAGCTTGTACTTTACCAACACCCGCAGCCAATGTTCTAGGGTCTGACTCTTGTAATGCTTGCAAAGATTGTTTTTGTTGTGCTGTGTTTTCTCTAAATTGTCTTTCGTATGCTTCAGTGGGTACTTGAAGTTGCTCATAAAATCTTGTCTGCAACCTTCTTCTAGCTTCTTGCATTAAACGCATACTTTCCCGCTCTGCTTTTTCTTGTGCTTTTTTTTGTTTTGCTGCTTGACCGAAAGATAAACCGCCTCCAGCCAAACTAGTCAGGGCTCCTACACCTGCCATGATTGTTCCAAATGTTATAGGTTCTGGCATAATTATATATTTTTGCTATTTAGCAAAGATAGTAAATTCTAAGGATAACTTTTCATTAGACTACTTCCTACTGAAAAAAGCTCAACAGGTATTGTGTCATCATTAGTCATGGTAAATTCCATATAATATCCTCTGGCTCCGCTAGATTCAGCCACACTATTTTTATAATATAAAATCATTTTACCTGCTGTTGGCGCTGTTGCTCCAGCCCCTGAGGCATCAACAGTGATAGAATTACTTGTAATAGCTGTGACTGGGCCTGATAATATTGGTGCATCTGTGTTTATACCTGTAACAGTGGCTATGTATATTATATCGTTTACACTTATTACATTCCCTATAGGCTCGCTAAACGTTACCACTGTTGCGTTAGCTGGCCCTGTAGCTGTGGCAGCTATACCTAATCCGCTAGCTGAACGTAATTTCCAGTCTACTGCACCAGCATTATTTCTAATATATGAAAACCACTCACCTTCTTTTTGTTCAAAATAAGTATCTAACATTGAGCCGCTGTTTAAGTCTGTTTCTAGATTTGTTACAGCCCAACTTGCATTACTTTCAAATGACATAGTTTTAAAAAGTTTTATGTCTTTAGTAGGGAATGGATTAAACACGCTTGATATGCTAGAGGTGCCTTGAACACCATAATAGTTATTACGCAAAGAATTGGTGTTATGCCTATATAGATTACCGTTTTTAAAAGAATAAAAATATCCATTCATACCTATCATTTTTTCTGGAAAAAAGGTATAGAAAGACGGCCACCCTGGGGTCTTTCCTTCTGGATTAAATGAAATAGTTATAGCCATAATTAACAAGTTTGTGGGAATGAGGCAGCTACCTGACCCAAGAACCCGGTTATTTGTAAATAAGTTCTGTTGCCTGCACCTGTACTAGATGGTTGTAATTGATAATAACCTGCTGGTAAAGGTGAAGTTCCTCCTGCATCTGAGTAACAATGATCTCCTGCTGCTGGATTACTACCTGACCCATCATGATGGAAGGTTTGATTTATTGGGAATACACTACCATCTACAGCACAAACATTATTAAATACTCCAGCTGATGATGATGAATAAGATGTTAATGAAGCTCCACAACTAGTAATAGCTGTAACCACTCCTGTTGCTATTTGAGCCACAGACCCAGCTGTAATCTTTACAAAACCATCTGATAAAGGCGTTGCCCCTGTATTGTTTGAAAAAACAAAATTACCTACTTGAGGTATAGTGTTAGTGTCAACTACTGGCGCTGAATTACCTGTAGTGGATGAGTTTTTAGCAAAGAAAAAAGTTTGATTTTGTGTGGCGCTACAAGCAGCCGCTGATGTAGACTCTACTGTACTACTCGAAAATGATGATAATGCTGTGGGACAAATTGCTTTAAATCTAAATTGAGTTCCTGAACATACGCCTGCTAGTTTTAACTGTACATTAGCTGGTGAAGCATTAGGTTTAGGAACGACCAGTGTGTAATAAATATTACCGGTAGCATTCAAATTAACTGTTCCTGAAGCTGGTATCACAATAGTTGTGTCTGAACCTGTATCAACAAAAGCACTTCCGCTATATACAAATTGAGAAACTAAAGTAGAGCTGCCTTGTAGATCGGTTGTGCCACATCCACTTACACCTGTTTGCCCTACAAAATTTAATTTTCCAGCAGTTGCAGTTTCAACGCCATGAGTATTTGTTGTCAAAGTGTTGAATGTAGCTGAGTCATACGTTGCCATAATACCATCTGGTATATTAAATGGTTGAAAATATACCACTACAGCTCCTACGTCTGTTCCTGTGTCTATATCTATTGTATACTCACCTACACTTCCACTCGCCGACACATCTGTGTTACACGCTACGGCACATTGACAGTTAGCGGCAGCGCCTAAAGTGCCACCTGTTTGTTGTCTATAAGTTGAAGTCGTTTCGCTAGGGTCTTGATACCATCCGTCTGGGGCTTTATTCGTAAGTGATGAATCTATCCAAACAGCAGTAGCTGTTGAAAATAAATTAGTGTCTATATAATATGTACTATCCTGTGGCATAATCTTAACAAGTTAATAAATTTTCTACCATACCATTTGAATTAACAAATATAACTGATGTTGCGCTTAATGAGTAATATCCTGCTCCAAGTTTTGTAGTAGCGTCACTGTTTGCATATACAAAGTTATTTACAACAGGTGTTGCTCCTGTACCATTATGGAAATAAGTAGCTGTTTGTGAAAGACCACATGCTCCAGCTCTAGTAGTGCTAACGAGTGATGAACTATAACTAGTGTACGTACATCCTGTGCAACAAACATCATCAGCGCTTGTTGTGCTATAACATAAACCAACAGCATTTCCGCAAGCAGCACAAGTTTGTCCTGGAAGTAAAAGACCTCCTGATTGCTGTCTAACAAAATTTCCTGTTTGATAAAACTGATCTGCCGCTTTAACTTGTAAAGTTGAATCTGTATAAACAGCGTGAGCGGTTGTAAAACTAGTTGTGTCTAAATGAAAGGTAGAAACGCTACCTGAACAACATGCGATACTAGCAGTCGCTCCAAATCTTAAACTAGCTGTTGTTGGCTCTCTATAATCCCATATTAAATACAAATACCTGTTATTGGAAGGGTTGTTATAAGCAAATGATGCTTGAAACAAACCGGTTGAGGGATTTGATATAGGTGTTGCAACTGATGCTGCAGCGTCAATAGTAGCCCATTGTGTTGCGTTGTATTCTGTGTTTGAAACTAGATATTTAAATTTATTCACTCCAGTATCAAAAACAAAATCATCAAAGTCTTTTTTATTTGATTGTTCTGTCAAAGTAGAACCACTAACAGGGAATAAACCCACAGAAGACTGTCCATCCGTAGATATAAAACTACTTACCGGAGAAGTACCCGAACTGTTAAATGTTATAAGCTCGCTAGCAGTAGGGCTATTTAAAGAGTTTTTTTCCCACAAATACTGGTTATGTACAAATTTGCCATTATCAGCTGGGCTTGTAAGAGCCATCTGTACTACAGTAAGTAAGTTTGTTGCAGGGCAAGATGGTGTTATATCAAATGATGATGTGCTTGATGGAGTTATAGTTACTGTGGCTGTATTAGGATTAGCTAAATTTTTATCGAAATTTAATGTTCCATTACCGGTAATGGATTGGCTGATTACATTCGAACCATTCCAGTTTACCGTTAAATTTACTGAACCTGTGCTAACATTGTAATTAAACGATACAACTCCTTGCGCAGAAGTAAAATCTACTATGACTGTTGTGACAGTATTAACATTTTGTTTAGCTATGTTAACACCGCAATTAGTGTTAGGTATAACAACAGGCATGTTAGAATCACTAGACGCTAGTACATATTCATCCATATACGGATCATATCCGCCTAATTTAAATTTGTTAAAGTTGTTTATAAACATATCTCTAAAAAACGACCTCATACCGATATCAGATATAACATTTAACTGTTCTTGCTTTGTGTTGGCTCCATTTAACATTATTACAGCTGATCTCTTAGCGTCTGTAAAGAATTTATAAGCGCCATAAGAAGTAAAACTTTCAGCGTTTGAGCTGATACCGTATTCCTCTACTCTAGCTACTTGATTTCCTAAAACCAAATTACTTGCTGTAACTGCACTGTCTCCACTTGTGGTTGACAATAAATCTTTATTTGCTAAAACATAACTTATTTTATCTTCTTGTAGAACCAGTATGTCCGTTTCTCTAGGGTATAGTATTTGTATAGGGCCGTAAGAAACTTCTAAATCTTTGAAGTTTGCTAAACCTAAATTAAATTCGTTTAATCTATTTATGTTTGTTTCTTCGTTATATATCCCACTGTATGTTAAGCTTGCAAGTCTATCCGCTTTTTTGTAATCCTGTTGTGATACCGATGTTACACGCTGCCCTAAATCAAACGACTGACCCGTCAGAGAGTCTTCTACTTTGAAACTCTCTACTCCATTGCCAAAAGCAAAACAATCAAAAAACCCTAAGTTAACTAGAGCTGGCAACGATGATGTTTGGTTTTGGTCACCTGTTTGACTACCAGACATATGAAAATCATTAGTTATATTATAATTAGTGTCGTCTTCAAAATAAATATCATTATCTACATCTACCGGTGTAGTTTCAAAAACCATTATTGAGTCTGCTATTTGTACTATAATTCTTCCTTCAACAACTGATCTCTTGCCTCTTATACTACCGCATCCAGGTGTTCCAGAACTAACACCAAGGAAAAGCTCATTACTGTTTGAAGGTGTCGCTGAATCACTGGTAGTAAATTGATATCTGTTTTCATTAATTACTTTTGTAGGCACTGTGCTATTAGAGGGGTTTAATGTGTTTATATATACGTTCGTATTAGCCCCTGAATCGTCTTGGCTCGTGTCTACACCTCCTTTAAAATCTATATTTTCTCCGTTTACAAAATCAAACATATTATTATAATCTTGATTAGCTTGAAACGTTCTGTTGTAATTATATATTTTACTTCCACAACCACCAGCTCCTGTCCCTATCCTTGTAAAATTAATATTGAAAGTAACTAAACTTGCCGCTGGTATAGCTAGATTTGTTTTAACCCCAGTTAAAGAAGTCTCAAAACAAGGTATTAATATAGCGGGTTGGTTGGTGCTTTTTACAGTGCTAGCTACTACATTTTGTGTATCAAAAAAAGAATTTGAATCTGAAGTGTCTACTGTAAAGCTGGTAGGTTTTATTTGCATATATAGACCTGCTAGTTCAGATATAAATGGATCTTGGCCACTTGTAATAATGTTTGCGCTAGGTGTTAAAAAGTTCTGTTCTTTTGCCTCTACTTCTAAAACCTCACATTCGGATAATACTGACCTAGGGCCTTGATTATCTCTTTTGACTCTAAGAATATCTCCTACTTTAACTTTAGATTGATTTTGACCTTCCAATCTAAAATATACAGAATTATCTATATCGTTTGAATAATAAAAATTACTGTATATTGTTTCATATGGGCCTTCAGCTCTTTTGACTACAAATTTATATTTTGTCGCCCAACTAGGAGGTTTTTGTGTAGTTGGTATTGTAACTTTAATTTTATTTTGAACTATAGAATTACTAGCCGGAACAAACACGGTATTATCTGGTGATACTAATGCTGTTGTGCTTCTTGCATATTCATCCATGTAAACTATACCAACTTCATAATTTCTGTTACTATGTAAGCTTTGTATACTGTTATTTTTTAAAAATTGTATCGTAGCTCTTGTAAAATTAAAATATTGATATAAAGGTGCCGCTGTACCTCCGCCACTATTAATATCTAGAAACTTCATTGCAGGAATCTGTATCGACACATTGTCGCTACCAGGGTTTGTTGTTATCAAGAATCCTTGGTCAAGACCTGTGATTCCGCTAGCGTTTTTTTGCCATGAAACATTTACATCAGAGTCTGATGGATTTGTAATACTACAATTAAATGTATCAGTAAAACTTGTGCCACTAGCGCAATTTGCAACAGTCTGAAAATGCTGTATTTGAGTTCCTATTGCAGCTTGAAAAGCGTCACTTGACGCCATTTCGAACACTGTATTAAAGTCTTGTGGTAATGTAAACACGTTAGTTATTTCTGTCGATCCTTGCTGACCTGTTACAGTACCATTATTTCCTGTATACTTATTATGTATAAATTGTAAATCTATAGATATAAATGAGCCAGCTTTTAATTTATTTTTTACTGAAGAAAAATCCATAACAACAGTAGACTGACTTATGGTCTGAGATGAATCAACAGTATAGTTAACTCCATTTGAAAAACTTGTTGAAAGCTCTGTAATATCTATATTTTCTGTAACAATATCAGATTCAAAATTTATTTGACAAGTTGAACCGTTTGAATCTATTAAATCATTACCATCTTCATAATTACCATAAATCAATCTATTACCCATTATAGTTTGGCTTTTTGCAACCAAGGGTACATTGTCATATAGTCTTAAAAGTTCAGTATCAGGTAAGGTTGTATAAATTTTACTGTTTGTAAAAGTCTGTGTTTGTATGGAGTTATCAGGCCAACCAAAATCCTCTTTGTTGAATTTTTCTATTACATTTATAATGTTAGAATCTGAAAATTTAAAACACAAATCTATACCTTTGACCAAATTTGAACCAGTGTTAAAACTTATTTCTACTGCATTAAATATGTTTTTCATTCCTATATTTAAATTGGTAGAAACATCCAATGAAAAAACTCCTGGCACAAACGCTATGTCAGTAAATTGAGATAATGCGCTATACTCATCATCTAAGTATTGATATCTATACGCAAACGTAACCATCCTTGTTTCTAAAAAATTAGCTTCCGTTGCCTGGCTAATCATGGTTATGCTTGGTGATTCTGCTGGAGGTTTTACGATTACTTTTAATTCGTTCGCAGTGACATTTATATAATTCTTTGTAACATTTATTTTTCTTGGTGGATTTAGGTCATCTGTAAAAAATAATAAATCACCGATTTTATTAATACCTGTAATTAAATATTGTGCATTAAAATTTAACACAGTAGAAGAAACTACATGGTATCGTAATAGTCCGGAGTTTGTATTGAATGACACAATCATATCGGTTGTAGGGGAAGCTACAAACCAATAAAGTGTTTCGTTTTCTCCATCTTCATAGGCTCCAATACATACACCATCCGTCAAAGGTGCATTATTATGTTTTAATGTTGTTAATTGAGAATTACCCTTTGAGTTTTCTACCGCTCCTATTTCGGTAGTTTCAGTGGAACCAAGTCTTACATTTATAGCGTCAACATATTCTCCTGGTGGAAGAATCCTTTCATCCACGCTCTTGTTCATTCGACCCGCTACAAAGTTTGTTGTTACTATAGGCATATTACTTTATCCATTTAGCCTGGCCTCTTAAATTCATTAAGAGTCGACCAGGGTGTATATTACTTAATCTAATTTTCGCATTACGTAGTAAAGATGATTTATCCTTTCTTGCTCTATTAACTATATACTCTTGTACCCCTAATCTACCATTTAAAATAGCATACTTAATATACGCATAAATGTATTCTTCAAATAGTTTATTAATACTTATGTTGGCATCTGTTCCGTTTTCCATACCGTCAGATACGTACTCTAAAACTATAGACGCATTATTAGCTATAGAACTAAAGTTAATTACACCTCTTTGTTTGTCAATAGAAAAAGTTGGATTCATGTTAGCTGTTTCTGTATTCAATCCAAAACGTGATCCTACTGCTCTGTCAAAATACCAGCATCCATCTACACATACACCTTCACATCCATGGAACGGACTATTTTGGTTTAAGTATATGGATTTTGCTCCTGTATGAAACGATATATCTAATTCAGAATCTTGTGGTTTTAGTACATTACCATCTTGGTCAAAAAGTATATTAGAGTCATTATCTTGTAAATAAGCTGTAGCCCATCCTGCCTGTATATTTTCAGTGAGAGGTAAAAGCTGACCGTCTTTATAATAAGATATTCTAACCCAATTAACATAATCATGTGGCAACACAAATCTTAAATCTTCATTTAAATCTAATTGTAATATTTTTATTTCTTTCATTGCGTCGTAATTCAATTCTTGAATACCACGTTTTGCATGAAACAATATCTGATACCTTTCTATATTATTTACAAGAGAATTATTGCCTTGATACATCAACATAAAATTATTTACAATTTCATCTAATGATACAAATTGATAAGAGCCCCAGTTTTTATCAACAGGGACGCCTCCTGAATTATTATAATATGCAAAATCATTTATATACGTCATATTTTATCCTTGTGTTTGATTATCTAAGAGTTCTTCTTGTTTACCAAATTGATAAACATCTGCTTCTCTAATTTCTATACCAATGTACTGGCATATTTTTGCTACTATACCTGGTTCATCAGATAATGGTAGTTCAAAATCTTGGTAGTCTGCTTGACTACTGTCAAATTCAGGGCTACCTGTGGTTCCGCCTACATTCAAATATGTCCATTTTGGTGGCGAAGGATATCTTACATACTCCGCACTTACAGAACCGTTTTGAATAATAGTAGTTGGATATACTGTTATAGTGTTACCCAACTGTCCACTGCTAGCATCTCCAGTTATTTTTGTTGTAGCGCCTCCTAAAACATACGCTGGATATCCTACTGAAGGAGCTGTTAAGGGTGAATTGTTTAAGTAAAATATTTTATTTTGATTTACCCTTTCTACCTCTACTATGCCACTGGTATTAAATATAGCATATGAGTTTCCAACTGTTGCAGCAACGCCAAAAGGATTTGCTGACAATGTTAACTGTGTATTGCTATCTACACTTACAACATATGCGCTAATACCGCCATAATTACCCGCAGAGGTGTTTACTACATATTGACCTGCCTTAACTGTGCCTGTAGTGACAAAAGTAGCAGCTGCATCTATAAGTTTATTTGTTGCTAATCCTGTTGTAACTGCACCAGAAATATAGTTGGGATAATAATTTACTTTATTTATAAAGTAATAATCATCAGGTAAATTGTAAAAATTACTTGCCTGCTGTTTTAAAGATTTAGTTACTGAAAAGCTATCTATTACTTCTACTAAACTTTTAACTATATCTGCATATCCTGTTCCTGAAACACGTTGATTTTCTTTTGTTAACCAATTATTATATTGATAAAAATAATCTTCAAACAAGTCCATTTGAGCTTGTTGTGCATACAAGTTAAAATCCTGTGGAGAAACATATCCGTAATTGTTTTTATTAGCTATCGCCAATACTGTATTTCGGACACTGTTTATCATTACACCCATAACTAAAATTTGTTTATACAAATATAAGTAAAAAAAAAGGAGCCTAATTGTTTAAGCCCCTTCTAACTCTCTGTTAAGTTTGATTATGCCCAAGCTTCCTGTAGTTGAGCTATACCTGTGATAGGATATTTTGGCTCAAGCACATAGAAAGGCTTCGTCCAGCTTGTACTTAAAGCTTCTTCGATAGCATCTACGATACTATTAAGTTGCTCTTTAGTTTTTGCTGCGTCAGAAGCTGTTGTAGCTGTTAACTCAACACCTAACACTTCTGCTGCACCTGATGCGCTGTGGCCTACAAGGTTGAAAAGAATATCAACTTTTGTATTAGCTCCAACCTCAACAGTTACAATGTCGTGAATAGGAATTAAATAATGTGCATCACTTAAACTGATTTTTAGATATTTTACCATAGTTAAAAAATTTAATGGGTTAAACAATACAGCAAAGATACGCTTTCTATTTATCTTTTTTTAGACGTTTCTGTAGGTGTTTATATATCTCTAAACCTGCGTCACTTTGCATATAACTTGCAACAGCATAGTCTGCATCATCGCCGAATGGCACAGTTAATAACTTCTTTTTATTATTAGGTAAATTAAAGTATACATCTTTATTGTTGTTTTTGTATACTAAGTAACCATTCATAAAAAATTGTTTGACCTCATCCTGTAATTGTAACATAGGGTCATTTATCGTGTCAATAAAATCTATAGGATTTTGTTTAGCATATATAAGTATATCTCGTTTTAGTTGTGGTATAGTTAATTTTTCAACTTGCGCTCCCATCAAAACTCTGCAGACTGATAAAAGCTGGTCTACTTCCATAGACTTAGCAATTACCAAAGCATCAACCTCAAGCTCTACCATTTCTAGTTCTTCTTGTGCATCTTTGCTTTCATCTATTTCCTCGAATATCATACCGTTAGATGGATGATAATGTAGAAATTGCTGTAAGACTTGATTTTCTCTTGGCACAAATAACATTCCATCCTCGAACACCACAGGTTCTAAAATAGCGTTACCATCTTGTTCATCTTCAAATGGACTCTTTTGATTTCGTGCATATCTAAGAGGTCTGTTTATTCCTTGATTTTCGTCAAAATATAGTAAAGGTGAACGTGCTGAGTGACGTGAGCTTAACATGTAAGCTAATGGGGATTTGCCGCCCTTTAATCTATAGGCTTTGGCTTTGTGTACTGTGTTTTTTTTCATTTTATTAAATTTAATTTAAGTTAAAATAAATTCTACCCCTACCGAAGCAGGGGTAAAACTTATAAATAAATATTAATCCTTAAATAAGAAGAAGTTGTTAGCACCTAAAGTACAAACAGCTCTCTCAGATAAGAAGTTGACCTCCATCGCATCAAGGTCAGAAGTTCTTGCGCCACCAGCTGAACCAGTAATCCAAGTTTTGTATCTTCTGTCCTCAGTTTCTGAAGCTCTATATCTCACGTGTAAGAATGGTCTCTTAGCGTTTTTACCAAGTATTTGGTCATAAACTGTAGTAGAACCAGCAGGTACTAATAACCCGTTGATTACTCCACCACCTAAGTCACCTCTCATTGTAGGATCGTTTAGATATTTCCAGTCAGACTTATAAAAATCATAACCTCTTCTAAATCCTGTAAATCCAAGATTTAAAGCCATATCTTTATCATTGTCAAATAAACCATATGATGTACCACCTGCTCCATAAGAGTTTTGTGTAGCTAGCATATCGTCAATGTCGAATGAGAATTGTCTATCTACGAAAATTACATTTTCTTCAATAGAACCTTGCTTGTCTAATCTTTGGATAATACTATCAAACTGAGCTAAGTTTTGTGGGTTTCCACCTCCAAAAACATTACCTCTGTTTTCAACAACAAAGAATACACCGTCAGAACCGTTAAGATTTGCTGCTGAATTACCAGCACCTGTTCCTTGTAAGAAATCACCTGCACCTGAACCTGCACCTGCTGGTACTGCTTCTAGCATAGCTGTTTCTAGGTAATCTTCAAATCTTAATCTTGTGTCGTGCTCAGACTTTAAATACCATAGGTATCCGTTTACTCCGTCTTCACCTGAAATTTCTATCCAACCGATTTGTGCCATATCAGAGCCTGATACTTGGTACTTATCTTTAATGATAATCGGTTTGTTGTCGAAAATTAAATCATCTGATTCGTTTGAACCAATCATTCCGTTAGTTCCTTTATTGAACTCAGAACCATAAATCCAAATATCACACGCTACACCTGCACCCATTGCTTGCCCTGTTGCTTCATAATAAGCAATAGTAACTACATTTGGGTTACCAGCTGTAGGAGCTACAGTGACAATACCTTTGTTTGAAAGGTTTGACCCTGGAGTCTTATCAGAGATCATTACTGTTTGTCCTACTCTTAATACTGCTTTTGCGCCACCTGCTAGAGCTGGGTTAAAGTTTGATGTATTGTTAGGAATAGTCCAAACCGCACTTCTTGTACCAGCACCTGCTGCTGAACCTGATGTACAATCTTGGTATTTAACGTGTAATCTACCTTGCTCTGCCCATTTAATAAGGTCAGAGTTTGAAGGCATTTCAGCGCCTACCATTCTTAAGAATGACGCTACTGTTCTGTTACCATATCTTTCAAATTCTTTTTCATATGTATCTGGTAGATACTGATTCAAGAAATCAAAATTGGTAATATAATTTGTACTTAGTGGCACCTGCTGCGCAGATGGTTGTAAGTCAAATCCTGGGACTGCATTTACTGCCATAATTTTAATTATTTTAAATGTTTAACTTTTTTTAATACTTCTAATTTTGAGTCCTCTTCCACTACTTTGGTTGCCGATGCTTCTGATTTTACGCCCATCTTTTATTGTAACTTGCGGTGATTGTCTCATTTCCATGTTAATGTTTTTTGATTTTTTTGTAACATTATCTACGGCTGAGGAAACACCTTGGTCAAAAAAGTATTGTGCAAACTTTTCAGGGTTCATCGCTACTGATAAAGCTTTATGATAACCAGCTGCATCTTTCATTAAGCCATTTTCATCAGTGTATTTTTTGACAAAATTATTTATGTCAGACTGAGTATTTGATAGCTCTTCAGAAGTGCCAGGCTTATAGGTATATTTGTTTTCTCCTAATGTAAAATCAAAACCTTTGAAATCATTAGCAAAAACTTCTTTAGTTTTATTGAGAAAATAATCATAGCGCTTTTCTGCTGCCTCCTTAATAGTATTAGATTCGTCGATATATTTCTTGTAAGCATTTAAATTTTCTTGCTGATCTGCAGATAATCCATCCCCACTTGACTCAAGAGGAACTTTATACTTATCTTTTTGTTCGTTCAAAAATTTTCTTGCTTTTGCAAGCTCACGTTTCTTTGATAGTTTTTTTCTTTTGATATCTTTTGGATCATCTAGTTCTTCGTCAAAACCAAATTTATCATCCATAATATCCTGAATATCTATTGCATCCAATCCTTCTTCATTGTGCGCAATAAATTCAGCTATCAAAGAATCATCATCCATGGTGTCAAAATCTCTTTGTGTTTTATAGAAATCTGAAATACCACGGCCCGTTTCCTGTTTGTATTTTAAATACATAGAAACGTCTTCAGGTAATTCGGGAGCTGATTCTTTTTCAGCTAACAAATCATCTACTGAAGTAATCTCCTTGTCGTACCTATTTTTAATATATGTAAGAACGTCTTCGTCACTTAACTCTGACGAGGGAGTTTTTTCTTCTACAGGTTCTTCAGCAACAACCTCTTCTTTTTTTTCTTCAACTACTTCTACTTTCTCTGCCTTTTGTGCTGGTTCTGCTGATTCCTCAAACTTCTCTTCATGCTTTTCAAGAAGTTCTTGTTCTATTTCTGCTTTAGACTTTTCTTCAGACAAGCCTATGTCTTTTACTTTTATTTCCATTAGATTAAATTTTTTACAAAGTTATACAATTATTTATATTTATTTTAGATGGTTTTGTAGTAGTTATACAAATCCATTCCTAGTTGCTCACCAGTTTTTTTATCAGACTCATAATGAACATTTGCCATTATTCT